TTGAGGGTGGCGATACTGATGGGACTCTATAGAAGATATACCAAAAGGAGATTAATCATGAGTTTTAACTGGGTTGAAAAACACAGTACAAATTGTAAAAATTGCGGTCAGTTAATGGACGAGCGCGAGTGTATTCCCGAAGATGATGGTGACATTTGTCAGGACTGCTACAACAAAAAAGGAGATTAATCATGGCACATTTTTATGGATTTGTGAGGGGCGATAGACCGAAAGACGTTTCAAGGCTTGGAACTAAGAACTCAGGGTATACATCTTATTGTGCAGGTTGGGGTGGAGGAATCAAGGTTAGATTATGGCACGATCCAGAGGTAGGCAAGGATCACTATACAGTATGTCAGGTTGCACATGAGGGAAAAGGAATTGAAAGGGAAATAGCTAGAGGAATTGTTGGAGAAGAGTTTATACTAATCCCCTTTAATACTTGCGAGAACGAGGTGTTGGTAGCTCGTGACAGTGCTTATCAAGAAGGTTACGCAGATGGTTCAGATGATGGTTACAAGGAAGCTATGGGGTCGCGTTAGGATGCTTCGACTTCCTAGAGTATTTAACTTTAGGAGTAAATGATCTGCTAAAGTATTTGTTATCTTTAGCTACTAGGTTACGTCTCTTGTATCGTTTATTCTTTCTGGAAAGTTTGTCTGAATAATCCATAAAGGGTATTCCTCTTACTATTATAACACATAAGCAATAAGCCTTTGATATTAAAGGATAATTTTGCAAAGGGTATTTCGCATACAAGATTGCTCTCTATAGGAAGGTTTATTGTCTCTATAGGGGGCAAGATTAATCCTCTCATAAGGTGTCAAGATTAATGCTTGACAAATGGTTAGATTTGTGGTATAATATTAGGCTTTTTAAATCAATAAGTTAAAGGTTATGTGTTATAATATATGAGTCAGTTAAATAGGTTAGTTAAAAAAGCAGAGAATTGTTTTGAAAGATGCGTCATAGAAATAAAGAAAACCAAGGGTGCATCAGGTGTGCCTATAGATTTCTATCTTAATACCTGTCTTGATTGCATTGAAGCAGTAAATAAACTGCCAGAAAGCAAGGCAAATAAAGAGAAAGCGAGAGAGGCAATCTTTAATGTGTACTTTAAGTTGCAAAAATACAACGGTTCCGAAAGACAAACAACACATCCATTCCCTATAGGAAAGGAAATATCAATCGAGGTAATATCAATGCCATTAAAATCAGCAGATGAACAGACAGGTGGTCTAGGATTTAGTGCTGTACCAGATGATTTGTTTCTACAGAGATCTGGGAAATCAAAAGATCCTTACTGGAACCCACCAAAAAGACCTGCGCCAGTAAAGACTCTTCCTAAAGAGGATTACCCTGCTATCATGGAGGAGTACGAAGAGAGGCGTTTGGAAAGTGATCGCTTAACAATGCAAGAGTTCCATAAAGAAATGGAGCAGGAAAAAAGGGAGATACTACATGAGATGCGACAACTGCGGAAGGGATGCGACACAGATAAACGAGATGTACCAATTATGTAGCCGATGTTATACCGTACAGTATAGCACTATGAATATTGATGGAAAGACTATGAGCATACCCGAAGCATTTAAACTACAGTTAGAGAAGATGGGACTCAACCGAAAGGATGGAGAGACAGTCTCAGACTGGAGCAATAGATGTCAGGCATACGCAAAGAGTACAGCATTAGGCAAGGCTATACCATGACAACGTGGAAGCATTGTGAACGCATGGTTGCCAAGCTACTAGGTGGTGAGAGAACTGGTTGCAATGGTGAGTCGCGTCGAGATGTTGAGCATCCAAGGTGGAGCATCGAGGTCAAGCATCGAAAGACTCTACCCAAATGGTTACACTCAGCTATGGAACAGGCAGAGACAGAGGCAGAACATAGAGTACCTATCGTGGTACTGCATGAAAAGAACTTGACATATGAGGACTCGTATGTTATAATGAGATTAAATAACTTTACTAAGGAGACTGACAATGTTGGATAGACGTTTTGATCCATATAACTTTGGATCTTTGATGGAAGAAATATTCACACCTGTGAAATATGGCCGCAGAACTATTGACCAAGTTGGAACAAGAGATAAACCTGCTATCATTACTAGAGGTGAATGGGTTGAGAAGAAATTTAAAGCATGGCGTGATGATGATGGGTCATACCATGAAGAATTAGTTGATGATAACTTTGATATTCCAAGAGGTGCAGAAGGTACAGACTAAGGAGACAATCATGGCTACAAAGAGTGAGTTCTTAAATGAACTGTATAAAGATAACGGGTTGGTTAAGAGCGAGGATACATATGAACTATCCTTTGGCAAGCGATCCGTTAATATCATAACTCGAACTGGTATTGAGAAGATACAGTACCATAACAACATCACTGTAACATTTGATGTGGAGTCTATTAACCCTGAGTTTGTAGTGGTCAAGGCTACTGCTAAGAAGGGTGATGTATCTGTTGAATCCTATGGTGAAGCATCGCCTCAGAACACACAACAGAAGTATCCTGTTGCTATGGCTGAGAAACGTGCATTGTCTAGGGTGATACTCAAGATCACTGGCTTCTATAAGTACGGAGTCTTTGGTGAAGATGAATCAGACGACTTTAAACAGGAGAAATAACATGGCTAAGAAGACAACACCTAAATCCGACAGAAGGTTGAAGAATGAACACGAGCTTGCTATTGATACTTGGCAATGTCGTAAGGCGAATAAGGAGTTTGTTCGATCTGCCGATAAAGTCTTTGAACAGATAGGTTGGGGTTGCAAATGGAGCGAAATAAGTGTAGGTACACTAGATAATATGCAGGATGCTTATGAAAAAATGGTACTATCAAGGAAGCAAAAAGAAGAAGAATACGTTGCGTCCCATCACAAAGGCGTATGGGAAAACACGACCCACGATAGACGTTACGAAGTTAACCCTACTTGATGAGCCATTCGGTGATGGAAGGTTTGAGGGTAGACGTTACTGGTTTGCTAGGTGGTGCTATAGAAATAGACATAAGATAGCACCATCTGGTATTCCTTGGGACGGTGTGTTTAAACAGAGAGAGGGTATACCGCTTGTTGAATATATTAAATTTGCCAAAGAGAATAAATTAGGAGAGAGATATGCCATTCAAGACAAGTCTAGGAGAGACAATCTTCAAGCAAAAGTACGCATCTAATACCTATGAGACATGGGAAGATAGAGCGCACACTGTAGTTAATTGGGTGTGTGGTGACATGGATGGAGAGAAGAATAACCTTATGGCTAAGAGCGATAGGGATCAACTGACGCAGTACATCAGTGAGTTTAAGTTTATGCCCGGAGGTAGATACCTCTGGTATTCTGGCAGAGATGCTAGGTTTTTTAACAACTGCTACTTATTGAGGTTAGAGGAAGATAGCAGGGAGGAGTGGGCCGGATTGTCACAAAGAGCAATGTCTTGTCTGATGACAGGTGGTGGTATAGGTGCTGATGTTAGTTTGTGTAGACCATCAGGCAGACAATTGCGTAGGACAGGTGGCGTGGCATCTGGCCCCATTCCTTTACTCTATACTCTCAATGAGATAGGTAGGAATGTTATGCAGGGTGGCAGCCGTAGGTCTGCCCTGTATGGTAGCATGAACTGGCAACATGAAGATGCTAGACATTTACTCAAGGTAAAGAACTGGCATGATATAAAGATCGAAGGGTCTAATATCACAGTTGCTGATGCAAAGAAAGCAAACTTTAATTATCCTGCTCCGTTAGACATGATGAACATCAGTCTTAATTATGATGACGCATGGCTACATGGTAATGGTAGCGAAGTATTCACAGAGAATTGCAGGCAAGCACTGATGACAGGTGAGCCAGGATTTTCTTTTAACTTTGGAGACAAACAGAATGAGACTTTACGAAACGCTTGCACTGAGATTACGTCAGAAGATGACAGTGATGTATGTAATCTTGGGTCTGTTAACCTTGCGAATATTGATACGATTGAGGAGCTTAAAGATGTGGTTAGTCTCGCGTCTAAGTTTCTTGTTTGTGGGTTGATAAGAGCGCACTTACCTTATGATAAAGTAGGAAAGGTAAGACAAAAGAATTCTCGTATAGGTCTGGGCTTAATGGGCTTGCATGAATGGCTATTAAAGCGTGGACATAAGTATGAGATGAACGATGAACTTAAACAATGGATGAAAATATATGAATCAGAAAGCACGAGAAGTGCTAATGACCACTGCGATAGATTATTTCTTAACCGACCTAAAGGATACAGAGCCATTGCCCCAACAGGAACTATTAGCATCCTTGCTGGAACAACTGGAGGGGTTGAGCCAATCTATGCAGTCGCATACCGTAGACGTTATCTTACAGATGGGACAAGATGGAAGCATCAGTTTGTCGTTGACGGTACGGCACAAGCACTAATAGATAATGGCATTAAGCCAGAAGATATAGAGTCGGCTGTTGATCTAGCAACTGACCCAGAAAGAAGGATTAAGTTTCAATATGATTTACAGAAGTATGTGGATCATGCAATTAGTTCCACGATAAACATACCTGCATGGGGAACAGACTTAAACAATGAGGATAAAGTAATACCGTTTATGTCATTAGTTAAGAAGTATGCCTCTGGATTAAGGGGCTTAACAATCTACCCTGATGGATCAAGGGGTGGTCAACCAATCACTACTGTACCTTATGAAGAAGCGCACTCGAAGAGAGGTGTCATCTATGAGGATAACAGTGAGGAACAATGCTTATCAGGAGTATGCAACTTATGAACAGTTACACAAAGATAGATGGTAAATACTACAAGGATAATCCAGAAGTGCAGAGGGTACGGAATAGACTTCGACCTATATACTATAAATTAGCTGGTGGATTTACAAACTATTATGCGCTGCCTAAAAATGAACGACAAAAATTAATTGATAGAGCAAGAGAAGAATACTGCAAGTACAAAAGTGTCTACGTTTCTTCTAACACCCCTACTTATAGGGCGCATCGAAAGCTACCCAAAGTACAAAGACCCAAGGGTAAAAGGGTTACGATCTTTAAGCCTGATGATCCAAGAGGTTTTGTTTATATCTTTAAAGATCACATGAAGTCTGTAAATGGGTGGCTATACTATTATAAGGTAGGTGCATCCCATAACCCACAAGAAAGATTAAACCAAGCTAATACATGGGGGGATTTTGAAAGCGTCTGGGAGTCAGAGATGGTGGATGATTGTGCAACCTTAGAGAAGGAAGTGCATCAAGCTCTATCTAAGTATAGAGTCAAAGGCGAGTGGTTTCAATGTGATAAAACTTTTATAATCAATAAGATACTGGAGTTAGTTGATGCTAGAGAAGAGCAAGCGGTGGCAAAACAGAAAGTATCTTGACTGGATAGCTACCTTACCATGTGCCAACTGTGGGCTAGAGGATGAGACTATAGTACCACATCATGCTATTAACATCAGTTCTATAGCAGGAAGGGTAGGTAATAAAGGACTTGGTTTGAAATCAAACGACTGGCTAGCAATGCCTTTGTGCCATGGTTGCCATAGTGCTTTACACAGCGGAGACAAAAGTATCCTAGCTTGTCAACCATTATTTATTTTTGATACACTTGACAAGGCTTTTAAATATGATATAATAGGAGAGGAGAATGATCTCAGAAGAAAGAGTAGAAAAATCTCTGGTGTATCTAGCAGAAAGCGATGAGGACTATGCGTATGCCCACGCTAAAGCTAAAGCAATAGAGAAAGAAGAAAAGATTGTAAAGGCTCAAGCATTTATTAATGCAAAGAGACTGTACGATACAGTGGCAGAAGCTAATGCTGTTGCTGATTCATCTCAAGAGTATAAGGATTGGAAGGAGAGATGGGAGAATTCATTAGCAGATGTTAAGTTGTTAGAGAACAAGCGTGAAACAGAGAAGGTTATCTGGGAAACGTGGCGTACTGAACAAGCAAACTTACGACATACATAGGAGAATACAATGGAGTATGAACAAAAAGATAATGATGGTGCGTGTTTTGAAGCCAAAGAAAAGAAGGAAGATTGGCACGATGATTGGTCAGGTAAAGGCATGGTTGATGGATCTATGTACTGGATAGGTATCCGAGACATGGTATCAGCATCAGGAAAGCCTTATAAAAAGATAAGGTTTAACCCTATGGATCAGAGCTATACACCCAAAGTTCCATCTGATAATGGGGCTACACCTAAATCCACAGAGGGGGACAACATTCCATTCTAACGGAGGAGAAAGGCGGTGGTGGGCTTTTAGGTTTTTTCGGGTTGGTTACCCAGTGTTTTCCCTAGAGGCTCACCACAGTCAATATAGGAGGTCTGATGACGAATTACACAATACAGTTCAAACATGGTGATGATGTAGAGTTGGAGTATGATGATGCCAAGCACACTTACATGGTCAAGGGAAAGCAGGTTCCTGCTGTCACTAGGATAGTAGATGCTGTGTCACCTAAGAACCTGACTGAGTGGGCTGTACAGGCAGGTGCAGATTGGTGGACCAATAACTTTAACAATGAGTCTCGTCATGTATACAATGGGATACTTAATGCTCATAGAGAAATAAGTAGAGAGGCGCAAAGCATTGGTACTGATGTACACAAATGGATAGAGCTGCGCATTAGAAGCAAGATGAATGGTGGTCAACTGTTAGTTGATTATCCAGAGGATGTCAAGACTCCAATGCAGAACTTTCATAAGTGGCTAGTAATGGCAGAGGAGAGAGGTATCGAATGGTTGGGTAGCGAAAAGAAAGTCTACTCTAAGATATGGAATTATGCAGGAACAATAGATGCATTAGCTAGAATAAATGGAGAACTATATGTTATTGATTTTAAAACAAGCGCAAAGATATATAAAGATTATTATCTACAAGTTTTTGGATATGCTCAAGCAGTACATGAGATGGTTAACCACCAAGATTACAAACATTATCCGAGAGGGATGATTGTTAGACTTGATAAGAATGAAGATAAGTATCAAGAGGTAGCTTTTGGGTGTGAGCCTACTACCTTTCATTACGCCTTGATGTTAAAAGATTTTCAATCAAAGAGGATAAAGAAGATAAAAGTATGAATCAAGATGAGAGTATAGTGTGGATGATGTGTCATCATATGAAGGGCGCTGTCTCTTTAATGGAGGTAGCACTTAAAAATAATTTAGTAGATGACAAGTTACTTGATGAGCATTTGGAAGAGTGGGAAGCCAGATCTGATTCCATATGGGAACAGCATCTATGGTTTAAATTTAGAGAAGCAATTAACAGACCTGATAATGTAGTATTATTCAGTCCAGAAACAAGAGGGCCAGACAAATGAAGATAGCACATTTAGATTTAGAATGTTCTAACCTCAACGCAGATTGGGGAGTGATAATATGTGGCTGTATTAAGTGGGATAATGGTAAGCTAGATACATTTAGGATAACAGATTATAAACAGAAAGATATAATGGATGACTCTGGTGTATGTATGGCATTAAGCGAGGCACTTAACGAAGCAGATATGTGGGTGTCATGGTATGGATCTAGGTTTGATGTACCATTCCTGCAAGCTAGGCTATTGTATCATAGGAAAAATCCTATGTCAACACACATAGCTCATGTTGATTTATGGAGAACATCAAGGTATCAGTTAAAGTTATCGAGTAACAGGCTTGCTAACATCGAGAGGTTCCTTAATCTTAATGCAAGCAAGACTCCTATAGATCAGGGTGCTTGGATCAAAGCGATAGCAGGAAGTAAGAAACATATGAACACAGTGGTTAAGCACTGCAAGGAAGATGTGAAGATGTTAGAAGAAGCGTATCATTTGTTAAGACCTTTAACAAAGGGGCATCCATTGATAACAAACGAGAAGGGTGAAGCTAGTTGTCCTAAGTGTGGATCGCATAAGGTAGTTAAGAGAGGGACAAGAAGAACCAAAACTAGAGTATATCAAACATGGCAATGTAAAGATTGTGGTTCATGGTCATCATCTAGGACTGCTGATAAGCTGGTTCCGCAAGCCTTAGTCGCCTGATCTCCTGCACACAGCCCTTGGGAAAGGCTGTAATGCCAAAGGGAGTACCTTGTGGATCATCTGCATCGACCACAAGTGTACTCCCTATTTTTATTTCTTCTTCAGATTCAGATACTAACCATCCTATACTCTGGAATGTTGGACAGCTAACCTCGCTAGCAGGTGTCCAGTCTGCTACCTGTACGATGTCCTTCCAGACTATAATGACTAGCGTTTCTTTTTGTGTGTTGTCAGGGGTCCGGGGATAATCCATCCTAATACCATTGGCACTACAACGATTAATATAAGTAACCATCCGCCCATACTAATTAACTCTCCTAAGAGATCAAAGAAATTAGAGGGCGCTTCCTGTACTATAGTGGCATCACCTGCTACTTCAAGAGGCTGAGTAGGGGTAGGCTGTTTCACCGTCTGATCCGCCACTACAGAGGCTACAGAGGCACTCATCGTGGAAGCCGCTATGGGTGCAATCACACCCCCAGAGATCACACTCCCAGCAGTCGCACCTAACCCTGCCGCAGTTCCCACTATTGCTGCTTTCTTTAGTGATCCGCATCCTACAAGGGCGAGAGCCAGTAAACCAATACAACACCCACGATACAAAGAACCCATATGAATTTGTTTCCTTGTGCTAGCTCTTTTAGTTTCTTCATTCATTGTCTCCATAGTTATTCACCGTTTGTTTCACGTACATCTGTACGTATTACTTTTTCTAATTTTAGTGACTGCACTTTTTCATTGGGGACATACCTCCATATTAATCCTTCATCACGTATGCTTTCAAATACGGTGGTTGTCAATCCAACCTTGATTATTATGGCCTCATCCCCATCAAGTAAAACAACATCTCCCGGTACAAATACTTTAGACATTTTAAACTTCAACCCTTTAGCTATTGAAGAGGCAATCTCTTTCAACATTAAAGCTATAATCAAACTTATAAGGATGGTTATCCAAGGCATTAAGAATGTAGTAATCTTAATGCTTGTGTCCATAGACAGGGTATTTAGATCCATTAGTCTAGCAGTTTCTTAACCACCTCTCTGCCCTCCCAATTGTCTCCAACCTCAACCTTTTTCTTTTCACATGAGTATCTAGTCTCACCTGAATCGCTGTCCTTCCATCCGTTACGCGACAGGGTTCTCTTCATAGCAAGGCATCCGGGTACTCCCATCTCCACCCATTCACCATCTTTCTCATGGTGTCCCATAAACTCTATGATTCCACCATTAAGGTATAGTATTAGAACAAACATTACTTTGACCATCAGTGTCCCCCATTCGCCTTGATAGACGATAAGTCATCCTTTAATTTCTCTACGTGTCCTTCAAGGCTCTCTATTCTTTGCTTATAAAACTCTAAAGTAAGTGCTTGCTGTTGGTCAAACGGAGCCTTGCCTGTTTCAATGTTATCTAGAAGTTTATCAAACTCCCCTGATAAGTGTTCAATAAGCATGAACTGTTCGGCATCCGCAGGCAATGCCCCTAGCTCGCCACGAGGCCATTTAATTCTGAACTCCGTATTCTTTACCAGATCAGACTCAAACAAAACCATTTGAGTCTCAATTTTATTTAACCTCTCAACTATACCAAAGTATGCCCACACTCCCAATGCTACTGCAATAATGAGTGAGATTAAGTTTCTCACTGGCATTGCAAACTTAGTATTATCGCTTACATTTAGCGGCGTTTCCACAGTCTTTTTCTTTTTGGTTTTTTATATTTTTCAGAAAGCAAACGATGAGCCACATCCGCAGGAATGTGATCCCGTTGGAGGTATAAACTTAAATGTGGGTCTGAAAGGGTCTGCTTCCCAATCCATAACTGCATCTCCAAGTAGGTTAATGGAATCGCCATCAGAGTATATATTGTCTGTAATCATAGAGGCATCCTCTGGTAAGGTAGGGCTTGGTGTTAGCTTTATTTTGTAGCCGGAGCATCCGCCACCTTCCACGTATATAGCCAAATATCCATCCCCATCTAAAACTTCTGTTATTTTTTGTTGCGCTTCCTCGGTGATTGTCATTATTCATCCACCATTTTTCCTCTGTTATTCAGTTTAGTTGTTATCTTATTTAAAGAGTTTGATATTAGGTCTATTAGGAACCAAGGTAATAGCCCATGTATTATAGCAACTAAGGATAATAATATTAACTGTACAGATAGTTTAATATTAAATAGTAGATGCTTGACATATGACTCACCTACAAATTTAAGATGTTTAGAGATTGCCATTCTTTCCTCCGAATGATATACCTAAAGACAGACCTACCTTGAGATCACCTCTTGCCCAGCTATCATCTATACCCATGCTTGCAACTGGGGTAATACTTAATCCATCTGATACTGGTATCGAGTACCCTGCGCTAAGGTCTAATCCTTTATATGAAAAGTTCTTTACGTCCCAATTAGATACTACTGATCCTGTAGCTCCCCATAAATCTATGGAAGATCCAGCTTTTCCGTCTATTTTTCGGCCACTCACGTTCCAATCTAGCGAGGTTTCAAGGCCAACACCCCCAACTGTGAGCGTGGTAGCCCCTCCTACAACGTGATCTCCGTTGTTCATGTGATTATAATGAACATCTCCATCAAAGAATCCTATACCCAAACCGTACCCCACTCCAATGTTCTTTGAATCAGATGTGCTAAGACTCACACCATATGCACCAAGGCTTACGTTGTTATCACTATCATCAAACGAGAATGAATACCCCTCGTTAGCCACAGCTATACTGTATACACCCTGATCGTCAAGACCTAAACTTATTCCTTCCGAACTTATATTTGTATCTACATTTATCTTACCTAAATCAGCACCCAACACACCCAGTGGTGACAACATCAATACCAATGCTAAAACTTTACTCATTTATTCTTCCTCTTTTAATGAATCTATTTGCTCTTCTATTCTAATTAGATGATCCATAATCTGATCGAACTGGTCATCTGTTCTTGTTACAATTCTATCTAGTCTCTGTTCAACTGTCTCGCCCTTAAACTGAAGGATGCTGATAGCTTCACGAAGATCATAGATAAATGTAAACCCTGCTACTATAATGCCTACGGTTGCAATGATATGTCCAAAGGACACGCCTCTACTAAAGTGTAATCCATTCGTCATTCTTAGTGTCCTTATCTGGTTCAGGTGGTTTAACAATGCTCCACGCTGTACCAATAAAGAAAGCGCAAGCTACAGTTTTCTTTGTTACTGGATGTGTTTTAAAAGCAACAAACGTCCAGTTCGTATTGTCAGGATTGACCAACAAAGCCCCTCCATTCTCATGATCGCTGTATAATTTTATTATAGGGTACTCACTTAATGTTTTCTTATGGTGATCTATAACCTCTTCTAATGAGTCCCAGCAGATAGCGGTTACAGGGATCTCCAATACCCTCATTTGTGCTGAAGCTGGCATGGCTGTTAGCATTAAAATAATTAATAACCTCTTCATTACATTGGGTCAGTTGATTGCTGAAGCAAGATAGCATCTATTAACTCAAGAATTTGTTGAGCTTTCCTGTTCTCTCCTTTAGCTTGCGCCCATTTCAATTTCCCCTTTAAGGCCGAAAGATCCTTCTTAAGATTTTTATTCATAAAATATTTTTGCTTTTCTATATTAATATCATAAACTCTAACACCTGAAAAGAACCTTATCCATCTAGCGGCCTCAGATATATCCGCAGGACCACTTTCCCTCATGGCTCCTAACCCACCGAATGCCTTGGAAACTGTTTGCTGTCCTGTTGCTGGGTCAACTATCCTTTCTCCAAATACCCCACCCGGATTAAGTCTATTAATTTCTGTTAATGGAACCATTAGCTGTACTAATTTCCATAACCGAGATGGTAATGCAACACCTAGAAAATCTTTACTTTCTCCCTCGTACCCTACGATTGGTTTCTGTCTAAACGAATCGTAGTTGCTGATTTGCTCAAAGATTTCTTTAGGAAGAGGAGAGATCATTTCAGAAATAAGCTCCTTGGGATGATACATTCTCTGTAACTCTGCTAAAGGAACTGTGTTCAAAAGAGTAAAAGCCTTAACTACCCCCTTGCTTTCTTTGCCTAAGAAAACTGGAACACGCTTACCCCAGAAGGCTCCATAATCTGAGAAGTCCATGTCTCCTGTTTCATGCTCGAATTGCTCTTTAGCTATGTGCAATTTCTCTGCACGTTGAGGATTGAGGACAAGTTGTTTAAGCTGTGCAGGAAAGTTCTTTCTAGTCCATGTGTAGAAAGGCATTAATCTTTTCATCCAGTCTCTTTCAAATACAGATAGATCAGAGTAATCAAAGAGAGATGCCTTAACTTCATTAGATGCTATATCAAACATAGCGTCCTCTTTAGTCATTCGTCTATTTACTTTTTTATAGTACCCGTCAAACTCTCTCCCATCTGGTGTAGTCCAAGGAGGAACTTCTTTTAAATCTGTAGTCCAGTAATCATGATCTCCATCAAACTGTGATAGCTTAACCTTCGTTCCATCTGGTGCTATCCAATCAAGATCTTCTCCATCTTTCATCTTTCTTAATGTGTTCATAAACACAGCGTATCTTGCATTGCCTTCAATAGTTCCGCCAAATGCAAAGCCCCATTTGATAGGTTTAGCCTCAACACCCAGAGTTCTTTGTAACTTTGGGTATCTTCCCTTTCCAGCACCAGCCTCTAATTTAGAAATTAAATCACGATTAATATCTTTATGATAATGTCCTGCTGTTATCCCTCTATTCAGTGCCTCTTCTGTAATTCTTTTCATAGAGAACCCAGTGCCACCATAATCTCCGGCAAACCATAGAGCATCATCTAAATCAGGAATGCCTTCTACAAACCCAGCTTGACCTGTCTTATTCATCTCTTTTAGTCTGTCTACTGTTTGCTTCTTTAATCCATTGCTTCCTTCAAACCTTGCATAGTATTGCAGTTTAGCCGCATCTTTAAAAGTCTCTACAGCTTTTGGTATATTAGATCCTAACCCTGTAATAACATAAGCATTTAGAATATTCCCTATTGCATTACGAGTATGATATGCTGGTCTTACAGCTAGAGTCCATGCTTTCCAAGGATCTTGGATCGCATCAAAGAATTTAAAAAACTTTTTAAGCTCCTTGCTTCCGGGTGTAGATGCCCCCATCAAATTTAATTGCTGAGTTATTTGCTTGGATACATTTTTCGGAGCCTTGAACCTCATGGAAATCTTGGGCGCTTCATTCCAAGATTTTTCAAATGCTTCACGACTTACTTTTATAGCATCTTTAGGTGCAACACCAGACTTTCTCGCTAAAGCATAAGCAGTTATCTCTGCTAGCTCTGCCGCCCTTCTTATCTCTACTTCCTCTACAAACTTTGGAGCTATGCCTTCAACGTCTACATATGTAGCGGTTTCTTTGTCTACTGGAACCCAGTTATTTCTACCATCCTTACCCATTATCCTTTGCTGGAACATCCCAGCATTATCTGGATCTGGTCTAACCCACTTTCCAACATTCATAAAAGGCATTGGGTCTTCTACTGGCTTCCTGTTCATTGGCCTCCAGTCTGTAACCATATCTATAAATCTTTTCTTTTGTCTTGACGTAGCTGACTCAGCCCATCTTAACCCTATAGCTAGAGAAGGATCTGTATGAAAGAAAGAATTCATGTACGGTATATCAGCCTCATTAACAGGGCCAACACCATCCATGATGGAAAACTTTTCTGCGTTTATTTCGTCAGCACTTTTTTCCCCATGTATTCTACCGTGCCTATAGTGTTCTCTAGGGATGTAGATTGCCGGATCATTCAAGTCACCAAACTCTTCAGGGAAGTATTCTTCTCCAGCTAGTTTCGCCTCAGATACCTCACGCCCCTTTGGGGTTTGCCGTCTAGGAAAATAGTGCCTCATCAGTGTAGACATAACGTATATGCCTTCACCCTTTTCTTTCTTTAGTATCTCTTCTAGTTTGTCTGTCCATTCATCAACATATCTAACACCATCCTTACCCAGAACATCTGTGACCTTCTCTTTAAGAAGATCATTTTCTTTTTGTATTGCTACGTTAGCAGCATCGGGCCTCTTAGAGTCTCCAGCAAAAATTTTACCATCCTCCTCATACCAATTCGAGGTTAATGGTTTTCCTTCATGGTCTACCATAATCTTTTTTCTATCCATCCAATTACGCATAGCCCAATGAATAGATTGCGTGGTCTTCCCAGTCCTTCTTGCTTTATCTTCTAGCCACTTCCTAAGTATAGGAATTTCCCTAGCCATTTCAAGCTCAACTTCTTTTGCCACTCTATTTGTTTCTGTTGCGGCACTCTTAACTTTCTTTGCATCACCCACTGGAACGTTCATAGCTCTAGCAAAGTCTGTAAACTTATCGTTCTCTTTAATAGACTGCAACGCAAGAGCAACAGGTCTAGGTGTCATTGCTTTAATGCCTTGCCCTGCCGTATAAATACTTTTACCTATTAGGCCGCCAGAGTATGTTAAAGGGTCAGTAAGAACATCCCCAGCAAAACCTAGTGTACCCTTTAACCATCCGGGCATATCATCAGGAAGGAAGTCTTGGGTTCTTATCTCGTCCTCACCTAACCATCCTCTTTTTAAGCCAGTCAGCACACCCTCTTGTGGTGTTGGGTCTACCTGACCCAATGCTTTATATAGGCTTCCACCAATAAGGCTTTCTTTTACACCAACCTTTAAGGCTTGAGCTGGCCTTTCAAGCAAACCAAGTTTATGAAGAAAACCTTTCTCTCCTTCTGGTCTTGGCTTCAAGCCATGCTTGTCCAGCAGGTCGACTTCTAGCCTCCTTCTTTGTTCCTCTTCTGGAAGGGTTAAAAACTCATCAGTAACAGAGGCTCTTAAATCCTGTCCATTATATTTAAAACCTATTCTTGGCATTACGCTACACTTATATCCGTTATCCCTGATCCCATGCCCGGAGCAACGCCAGTATCTCCTTGCATATATTGTGTAAGATATTGCAATGCTATTTCCATTCTTTGCTCAGGGTTCTCGCTCATAGGTGCGCCTCCAAGAAGACCAGTACCCCATGCTTGGACAAGCATTTGCGCCGCTTGAGTAATGTCTCCTGTCATAGCTACCTGTACTATCCCTTCCCATACTCTTTCTTTAGCTGACAAGTCTCCAATAGTAGCATCTTTAATTTTTATTTGATGACCAGATACTTTCATAGCTTCTTCAGGTGAGGCTCCTCCCTTTATCATTCTGTGGTAGATCTCACTTGGTGAGCCAGTAGATTTTAAAGCCGCATCAGCTATCTTAGCCAGCTGAGAGTCATTTTTATATGTCACTGTTTGTGAAATTAATTCTTTCATGTTCTTCAGGAGATTTTCTCCCTCTTCTTCATCTATAGCCGCTACAATACCAGACTTCGTAACAGCATCCTGCATCATATCAAAAAAAAGTTCATTCTGTTTGAACAGCCTATCTGAGTATGATGGAAGACCTTGCATTGATACTTCTGGGGGTGGCATCCGTGTTCCAGAAATATTAGGCATTTCTTCTTCACCGCCTCGCCAAAGCGCAGGTAACCCAAGTGTAGCAGCAGCACCAACAGCACCAGCCCTATATGGGTGCGCTCTTGGGTTAAGAAATCCTGTGGTTCTAGCTGGATTATATAACTTTGGGTCCATCAATACATTTTTAGGAAGTGTAGATCCTGTAGCTGTTCCGCCATGCGTTGTTCTGTATGCTCCCTCTTTGCCGGGGATAGGTCTGAATGTTGTTCCTCCGGGAATGCCAGATGTACGTGTTCTTGCTGTCCCAGTAGCAGCACCCTCTGGAAATGGTTGTCCACGATACGTTGCCTCCCTAGCCCCCCTAAGTGGATTAAATCTTCCCCTGCCTAAAATGCTCCATAAAGGATTCCCCTTATTGACAAGTTTAGCCCCAGCTAATACTCCCCTTCCTAGTAATCCTGCCATAACTTTCCCCTAAGCGTAGATGTAATTTAATAAGTCTCTTTGCTGTTGTCTTCCAGCAAGAGGTGTGGTCATTAAAGATCTTGCCGCTGGTGCTACTGATGTTCCTGCTTGAGTGGCGTACACAGACGTTGGTGTCTTAGCCTGTGATGCTTTAGCAATACTACTAAGTAGCATCATATTGGTAAGATCTTTATACTTTTGATCTAGCTCTTCCTCTTTAGCCTCTTGCTTTCTTTGATCTTCATATGCAGCATAACGTGCGATGTCTTTAGCCGATGTTCCGGGCATACGTCTTTGAGACTGGTCGATTTTTCTTTTTTCAGCGTGCCTTCTTTCCTTTTCTTCTTGTGTTATTTTAAGCAAGCCTGTGTCCTCAAACATACGCATCCAAGAATCGCCAGATGCAAGTGGTCGCAAAGTTTGGTTACTAAGTATTGGAGAATAAGGAACATCTAGCAAAACAGATGGGTCTTGCACTAACCTTTTAAACCTGTCAGGTATTCCAAATAAATGCCATGTATGAGTGTTTGAAAAATTATTCATAATCCCTCCTAATTAAATGCGCTTCCGCCTATCTGCGCTCCAGCCAGTGTACCCATTGGCCCCATTGTGGAGCCAGCAAGCGCACCTAGTATAGTTCCTACAGGACTTTGACCCGGATTGGTAGCTACACTTTGACCGCCCCATTCACCTGAGAGCATAGACAGATAGTTCTGTAGTGCCGTCTGTGGTAACGTAGCTCTATATTGATGTCTTGCCATTGCCTCATCTATGCCAGCCTGAGTCATAGCTCTTCTTTGTGCGCCTACATTTCCTACTTGACCATACATTCCTAATGGAGCCTCCATCACAGTTGGGTACTGACCTAAGAACCCTTGCGCTGTTCTTGCTCCAACATCACCAAGACCTGCGCCAAACTGTTGTGCGCCTATGCCAAGTTGAGCCGCCCTAATTCTATTTTCTTCAGCAGTAGCTTGTGCATTAAACATAGCTTTTGCTATATTATCTGACATTCTTTCGTTTGCGGCTTCTATAGCTTGAGACTGCAGAAGATCGCCTCTTGAACTTCCTCCGGGCTGACCATACTGAACAAGACCCTGCCTAATATTTGGTAACAAATTTTCTGTTAATTGTTTTTCGGCCTCTCTTCTATACGCATCAGAGATAGATCCAAATCTTTCAGTGTCTACAGTTCCAGATAACAAATCAGAGTATTGCTGATCTGTAAATGGAGTAAGGTTTGAATACTGGCCGGGAGTTAATGAACCCAACAAACCAGTGCTATACCCCATTAATCCAGTACCATAATCAAGACCTGCTCCAACCCCTCCTAAAGCCTGTTGCTGTAATCCTTCTACATTAGGTGAAGAGGAATAATCAACAATAGCTTGTTGAGCCGCTTGTTGATAAGGATCAAATGGTGCATAGGTTTGATCTGCATAATAAGACGGTGTAAACTGTCCACCTTCATAAAGATCTTTTGCTTCATCAAAAACCTCAATTAACCTTGGAAGCTGACCTATACCTCCAGCACCAAAATCTTCGCTACTTATGTATTTTTTATCCTGAAATTCAAACTCTTCTCCGGGCTCAACGGGCAACATACCCCAAGGGCTAGTCTCTGTTTTAGTTACTCTGCTTCCTCCTGACATAATTAATTCCTCTCTTGTTTACCTGCTAAAAATTCTTTTCCACCAAGGATCTTCTTCAACGAATACGGGGTCTACAAATGTAGATTGATCTGGGTTGACCCAAGCATTTAAATCTACAGTATATGCAGGAACAACGCCAGTTCCTCCACCTGCATCTCCACCTCCAGCAGAAGCAATATCAGTCTCAAATGTTAAATCAAAAGCATCCGATAACGCTAAAGCATTGGCGTTTGCTTGCGCCTCTTCCTCTCTCCTTCTTTCTTCTTCCTCATTTCTTTTGTCATAAGCCTCTTTAGCTAACTTGCGTGTAATTTCATCCTGTAATGCTTGGGCGGCTAAATCTTCTTGCCTCTCTAACTCTTCCAAATACTGATCTATTACACTATCAACTTCAGTTGAAGTATAGCCTGTCATATCTGGGTTAACCCATTCTTGTACTGGAGAAGACTTTTGCAGATCGCTTAACCTTTGTAACGCTTTATCTGCCTCCTCTTGTTGTAGTCTTGCTATTTCATTCTGCTCTTGTAGTCGTTTCTGATCAAGAAGATCTTGCTGTTCCTTGGCATCTTGCAATCTTTTTAACTCTGCTAGGCGTTCTTCTTCTGCGGCGGCATCTTCAGCTAACTTTTCATCAATCTGTCGTTGCCTTTCTGCTTCTTCGGCCTCTCGTTCTGCTTGAGACAGAGCAGTTAAAAGCCCCTGATCTATAGCGGTATTAGATGTTACAACTGATCCAGTGCCTTTATCGCCACTTCCTGTCTTTTTGCTATCTCCATCGCCAATTCCAGTACCAGTTCCAGTACCAACTCCAGTTCCACTTCCAGTACCAATTCCAGTGCCGCTTCCAGTGCCAATTCCAGTTCCGCTTCCTGTTCCAATACCTTTTCCAGTTCCATTGGGAGGAATTTTGTTATCAGGTTTTACAGGCGACTTGTTTGGAAAAGGAATTGTCATTAATGATTGAGGGTTCCACTTTACTTCTGGAGTCTCTACATTAATCATATGCTCTCGAATTAGATCCCATATCTCTGCATCACTACCAAATTCTGGAATGACTCCAGTATAAACATCAAGAGGAGTCCTAACCCCCGGCTCATAATTAAAAACTCTAGCCATTATTGTATCCTCTGCTTTAAGTCTTTAGTTATAACCATATATGAATTCTTCCAGTCATTTAGCTTTCTTGCCATTCCTTTTCTTGTCCATGCCTCTAATGATGTGCATCCATGCTTTAAAGCAAACCCTTCAATCAAAGGTAGGAATGTATACCATTTATCTATACCCCTTCCATCCTTTCCGCCTATTGTTATTACTCTTAATATTCTTTTTCTTGGGTAAGAAATAATCTCTGTTACCATAGATGCTATCACTTCGCTATCCTCTATGGCTACCCATAACTGCTGTTCACCACTTTTTATAATTGGAATTAGATCAGAAGATATTAACTCTCCCTCTGAATGTCTAAGTGCTAAGTCTATTAATGGCTCTGCCTCATCCCATACAAGATCAACATCCTCTGGGCTTATAAGTAATACTTTAACCGAGCTTGATCCAAGATCCGGGACTTCCCTTTCTAAAGAAATAGATTCCTTCCCCACCTCCGGGGTTCCAGTTTGTCCCATCGGCGTATCTAACGTCACCTTCTCGCGGTCTTTGCGGTTCGGCATGAGTCCTCTCCAATCTAAATGTTGCTTGATTGTATATAATATCACCTAACCTTTGCAGTTCATTAATAAGATATACATCTATATCATCCTTATCTAAAGGCAATGGCCCCGGAGTATAGTGTGTTACAGACTTAACTACTCTATCAGTGTATGTACCCATTAGTAGCTCTTGCTTCCTCTGGTTCCTGCGTTCTTTACATCTAAAGTGTAACCGTCCAGCTTCCAAGTTTGATCGCCTGTTGATTCAAACTTAACACCTATGTACTTTCCTGTAACATTAAATGGAACTTTAGATTGTGTGGCAGGGTTAAAGGTTGTTGGCCCTTCCCATGTGATAGCTTCTTCTGTTGACATCTGATGACCCACATATACATTAACAGTAGAATCAGTAGATGCAGACATCTTAGGATATACAGCAGTTACACGCTTTACCATTGATTGATTATTAGCACCAGACTCATCGACAGTTAAACCAGTCCTTTGTATATAGCTTGTCATGTTAGATGTGTCTGCTTTGTTACCTGCGTTATCTCTATATACCTTAGTGTTAGTAGGAGAGGCCATACTTAAACTCTTACCAGCCAAGTTAAAGTAAGATGTAGATACAGACTCATTCCAGTTAAGAGTGTCAGAGGCCCATGTAGATGTTGCTGAGTTCCATGAACCCGGAGCTAGAGGATTACCCTCAGTGCCAAACTCAATAAAGCCAACATTAGGTAGATCGCGTATAGTAAAAGTATTATTGCTCCAATTCCATACAAGAGCTTTGTCACATTGGGCATTGGTTACGTTACCTGATGATACATAGCAAGCCCACATTTCTGTTTTATTATAATCTGCGGCAACAAAACTTTTTTCAAATTCATCTCCATTAATATCATTAAATATAAAGTCCCTCATCTTATGAGGCAAAATAGATGTAAGCCTGTCACCAGTGTTGATATACATATCACCATAAGCCATTACAAAGTGACCACCATCAAACTCTTTAACACAGTTCTTTGCTAAAGCTCCAACATTAGGAGATAGCTGTGTAAACGAGAAGATAAACGGATTACCAACATAACTCATCTTATAAGTAGAGTATTGTTTATAGATCATAAAGTCACCGCGTAACGGTAACCCATCAACTATAATACCTTTACTATCCTCTAAAGCATACTCGCCAGCATCAACGGTTGGTGATGTCTCGTCCCATGAAGTGGGTACAGTTTGTGTTGCCGCCGCAGTAGACCACTTGACAAGACTAGTGTAAGGTACTGATGATTTGGTAACGTTTAACGCAATTAAAAAAGATTTAAAAGCCCTTAATGATTTGCACTCTGTGCTGGCAGGCCAGTTACTTAGGTCTGCCATTTTTGTAGATACTGAAGGTATGCCGGATGATAATGCCCAGAACTGGGGATCATCAAATCCATTGCTCATTATAAGTATTCCACCTAGAATCGTGGCTGTCCAGTTTTCTTTAGCAGTTGCATTATAATCTCCGCTAGTTCTTGTAATGTCTGTCCAAGTTGTTCCATTGTGTACATATATTTTTGCAAGCCCTCCGACTATCCAATAGTTTGCTCCGCCTATTTCTAGGTTAGTAATAAAGTACGGAGGTACAGGACACGACTCCATTACCTCTAAATATCCGGGGCTTTTCTGTATTGCATTATGTTCTGCCCTTATATTATTACCTTCTGTCCACGCATTGTTAGGCAATTGCCAAGCATTAATGTCTTTGACAATTCCGAATTCACCTACTTTCTCTATAGGAACTAAGCTCATTACCATTTCCCCACAGGACATTTAGAAGATTTAATTTTTGTTTTTAACTGAACGATACATCCACACTTTTTGCATACTGATAACATCTTATTTAGGTGTTCACATTTTTTACAAATATCCAATCTATCCCTTAAAGCTCCGGCCATACAGCATCCTTTGGATTAGATGTACTCTGTGGCATATTTCTTAGTTCAGTCCTGTATCTCTGATAGTTTGTTTTCTGGGCATCCGTCAATGGAGCATTAGGTAGGTCTGTCCAGTCTGTGTCGAATAACAAGACATTTCTATTTTCTCTAATTTCAGCCCAGTATTCATCATCAGTCTTTGCTCTTTCAGAATAGAAATGAACTTCTCCGCTAATTAACTCAGGTGGATCTCTTTCTTCAATTACAGTGTCATCAGTTTTCAAGTATGCTTTAACTGGATATATATCATACCCAGCAAGAACACTATCTGGCGTACCTTTAGCAAAGGCTGTCCCTATTTCCATTTTTCCTATAGGTCTTATTTCCCATTTACCGTTAAATTGTTTTGCATAATACATTATTATTTTCCTCTATAATGCTGAACTAGTTGAGCTATTGCTTACTGAGAATGTTTGCGTACATGAACCACAAGCAGTAACCGCGCCACCTGTTTGTCGCAGACCTGAATAGCTTGAACCTGATCCCTGATAATCACGATCACCCGACCAAGTTGATCCATCACATGACCAGTATATCCACATGCCACCCCCTCTGGTTTCATGGTAGGCTTGTGTGTTAGATCCGCCAGTGGGTCTGTCCGTATTTCCGGCTCCTGCGTCAAAATACCAACAACCTACACTGTTCACAGCCTCTCCAGACGTACACCCGTTATTTCCCCAATAGCCAGTGAAGCGTGAATCAGAGCTTGTCAATGTTCCGGCGTTAACAAAGGTAATACTAGAACTTGCGGAATTGCCCGGCAGTCCAGAGTTCCCACCTCTACTATCTTGAGTAAAATAGCCAGTCCAGTATTGAGCCGTACCCGGAAGGGTAGGGAGTTCGCAACCAGACTTGCTCATTTGTACAGCCGCATTAAATCCTAGTGGCATAGTCCCCCCTTATGTAGCCCAATCCTGACCACCATCAAAGCCGAACCATTTGTAAGTTCCAGCCGCAGATAGTGTGCAGAAAAAGTTAAATACGCATATACCGCTAGGAGTTGGAGTTGTTCCACCTGCCCAGAATATATCATTAGTTGATGTCTCTGCAATTGTCATAGCAGACTGACCGATGAGTGTAAAGCTGACCCCATGATACCCAACAGCAGGAGTGTCTAATGTAACCGTCCCACTTCCAGACCAGTTAATAACATTACCATTAGCTAGTAATGCAGTATTGACAGTTTGGTTTCCAGTAACAGATTGCACAGTTTCTTTATAATCCTTTATCTCTGGGTTAGAGACTACGTTATCATTAAAGTCCACATCAGCAGATGAATCGACAGTAAAAGATATTGTGGTTCCATGAGCAGTTCCCACACCGACTTCTAGTTTATCAGTGCCGTCATCAAGGCCAATACGATAGTCTTGAGCGTTGCCATCAAAGTTAAGATAGGTGTCTGCCGTAGCTCCATCACCTATGGTTACTGTATCATCAGTAATCGTCATTATGGAGTTTGTACCTACAGTAGATCCCTCGCCAATAACAAGTTTGTCAGCAGTATCATCTAATGCCATATAAAAATCTTTAGCATTTCCATCAAACAATATAGTAGTATCTTCAGCCGTACCGTCACCAATCTTTACAACAGGTGGATCATCAGAGATGGTAACTGTTGTGTTCTGTATTGTTTTTCCACCAGTTCCAGAAAATCTTGCGATTGCATTGTCTACACTAGATCCCGGCCCAGTAACATCACCTACTGCTGTCTTTCCATCTAATAGGTTTAACTCAGCCGCTGTAGTAGTTACTGCTGCCGCGCCTAGCGTGGTAAATTGCGATTGCAATACTGATTTAATTAGCCTCAGATGGTCATCACCTTGCGATACAGGATCACTAGATGTTGGATTTGTAGCTGTTAGCTGGCTAATATATGTTGCTGTTTCTAATCCCATAATTAATCCCCTTAAAAGTAGCCACTCGTGTTCATTACTCTTAGCTCAGAACCTGAGTGACGGTCTTTATCATCCTGAACTTGTAAATCGTTAACAGCTTGCCTGTAAGCTGTAGCCCATAACTGCACCCTTGCGTCATTCTGTAGAAAAGGTTCTGCTTCTAACAAAGCCCCATATAAATATATATCAGGATTATATGTAAGCATACTATTGGTTGTGGCCGCAGGTGTTAATGCAGGTATTCGCTTATAATAAAGCATAGAATAACCATCAGCAGTTGCAGGTTCAGGGCCAAGCCTAAAGTTTTCTCCAATAATGGTAAAGGCTTCTGGTGTTCCAGAGGTAGACCCTCCCCATATTCTATTCATTATTTCTGGCGTAACATACGACAATGAAACTATAGGGTCAAGAGTTAAATGAAATGTCCTAGCCTGTATATAATCTGTAGGCAATGTATAGTCTCTAGTTCCCGGAGTTAATGTTCCAGTAGCCGCAGTTTCCATAAGTCTAAGCCGAAGGTTACGGTTGATCCTTGCCTCAGCTAAGTCTATAAATTCTTGTATTCTATCTGTTAGGTCACCCCTGTCTAGCCAGTTAGCCACAGCAGTCTGGAGTTCCGCATAAGTTCCTATCGCCATTACCTTGTCATCTCCGCAATATATACTGTTCCTGATGCTGATACTTGTAAAGCAGATACCTTCTGCCCTGAACTAATACGCCAATAAGTAGGCCAATCTTTCTCTTGGTAACCTTCACCAACAGCTTCATATTCTTTCCATGAGTTTGTTTGCGCTGACCACGCACCAACGACATCACTCCAAGGCGTAGTATCTACCTCTCCACCAAATGCAAGATAAGCATCCTCTGTAGATGTTATCATTACAGCCTCTATACCAGAGCCAACCGCCTCCGCCATTTCAGTAGAGGTTGTAGTGGTGGTTATAGAATGCAATTTATTTGCAAGTCTATAAAGATCAGGATCAGAGATTTTCATTCAGTCAATTCAGTAATATAAACTACAGAGTTGCTTCCACCTGCTCTTAAACCTGCAACGCGATCTCCGCCACTCACACGCACATAATGAGGCCAGTCCTTTATAAAGTACCCACACGAGCCAGAAGTCGCCGCATCACCATGTTTTGTTATTTTAATAAATACAGGTTCACTTGCGTTGATAATAATTGCGTTACATTGTGCAGAGATAGCATCGCTCAATAGCACCGAACTATCGGTAGCAGTAAACGTATAGTTAAAATTGTTTAATCTGTATAAATCTGCCATCATTATTTCCTCTATAGTTTTGTTGGTGCAGTTCTAAAAAATTTATTGTCTGGGTCATTTAAATATTTAGCCAGCAACTTTGGATCTTTATCAATTGCTCCATTAGTTTCATTCTTCCATTGCTCGTATACATTAAAAGGAATAGAGGCTACCTTATGCCAGTCCCCTCTTTTGCCTGTTGTTAGCTTATCCCCATATATATTGTATTCTTTTTTGTTTTGCTCTATAGTTGGAGTAACATCCTGATATGTAGTTATAGATATTTCTCCATCAGGCTCTTCTATCCATTCCTGATGTCTATAAGGCATTACATCTAACAGCTTACCTGATCTTCTTTTCATCCTATTAAAAATCCCTTACCACCTATAGCTTTAGTCTGGTCTTTAGACCATTCTTTTAAATGCTCTTCAGCAGTCTTTTGTTTAGGCTTATCTGGTGCTTTAACTTTTTTAGCACCAAACGCTTTTTCTAGTTTATCTTCTTTTCTCGAAACCATAAGGTCATCACCCATTTTTCACCTTCATGTGGCGGCAATCCTTGATGCAATGATAGCTCATGCGCCTGATTGTTTTCATCAACATTACCAAACATCAATAATCTTCCGCCTATAGAACCAATGATTAAATTTAATTTTGGAAATGCAGTAGACCCACCTACAGCATTATTCAGATATAGCATACAAGTTAATAACCTTTGTCCACCATTCTCAAGATGCATCCCATCTAGCGCATCATAATGTGGTTTATACTCTTGGTCATCAGTATAACGCAGAACATTGATAGGCTCTGCTCTTTCTAATGGTATAGCCGCTATATCCGAAATCCTTTGACATACCTCTGAAAATTCAGAATGATTAAGCCAAGTTCCATGAGAAGTTCTATCCTTATCTGAAACTAAGCCTTTATCAGTTGCTACTGTACTTCTTTCTAGCTTATCTCTTGAATGCTCAATTATTTGATTACATTCTTCTGGAGAGATAATACCGTCTACTACCGCAATAGTAGGGGTTTTTGTATACACAAACATTACAGCTCCTTATTTGAATGGATTTTCTACCTTATGCTTAGGGCTGTTGCCCGGAGATTTATACCCAGACTTGCCTGTTTCAAGACCTTTGATAGCCTTTAATAAACCTTCGTCACCACCTCTGCTGACAGGAGAGTACAAAGTGATTGGCCCTTCCACTTCTTTTTTCTTGCTCATTACTGCCTCCTTATGTAATGTAAAAATACTTGGGCTAGTTTACTGCCCTCAAATTTATCCCTCCAGTGAGGGGTCTCAACGCCTTTGTAAATAAGCCCATCACCCACATCTAGCTCTATCTTTCTTCCACCATAAGTTAAATCTCCATTCTCATGAAAGGGATCTAAATAGATAGGCCATATATCCTCATTTAATTCTCTTCTTAAAGTTAATGTAACACTAAACTCACAGCTATGTTTGTCTGTATGTCTGTGTAATACATCACCATGCTTATACACTCTCAAATAAGAATAAGTAGGAATTAAATCCATACCTACATATTCCTCCATGTCAGCAGATAGATAACACATTAAATTCTTCATTGCCAAATCATCATGGAATGCAGGTGTGTTAGGAACTTGATCGTCCTTCCATTCATTAGGAAGGGTGGCTATATTGTAAGCATACATACCAAGAAAGTTTAACAGCTCTCCAGACAGCATACCTCTAACAATTTTAAACTTAGTATGCCCAAGAGACATATGAATATCTTTCTCCTTTGGTTACAGGCTCTACTCTATGTGGATACATGAAGTTAGATGGAAATATAATGACATCACCAGTCTCAAATGGTATTGTCTGATCTCCCCACATTACAAACTCACCACCTTCAAAGTCTTTATTTAACTGACCTACAATGGATAACATCGGGATACCTTTTACATTTCCATCAAACAACGAACTAATATGATCACAGTGTTCTGCCATTTGATGAGTCTCAGCATACTTTAAAAACTTTATAGCTGAATACCCATTCCACCCGTCAAACCACTTATAACCAAAACTTCTTACATACTCTGTTAATGCTTTAGATAAATCATTTATAATAACATTGTTAATATGAGCATGATCTTTATTCCAGTCAGGGCTTTTAAATCCTATAAATTCTGGCTCTGCATTTCCAGAAGGTTTAGACTTAACCTCTCTCTCCCATCCAAAGCCATGTTCAGGATCATTTGTTTCATAACCAGTGAAGTCGTGACTCTCCCACTGGCTTTTCTTTAGTTTCTCTAAAGCGTACTCACAAAAATCTACACTTAAAAAACGTTTCTTGTGAAATAAATAATCTTTTATATTTTCTTTCATAGATAAGTGAGGGCTTTTACACCCTCACTCTTACACCTATACGTCAGCCAAGAAACCGTTAGCCGCTTGGTTCTTAGACATAAGACCGTACTCAGCCAGAATCATCTGCTTTATACTGTCCCCAGTCTTTGCTAGACTTTCAGTCATGAATGGACGTAGATACGCCACAGCCCAGAAATCAAAGTCTATAAACCAGCAATCTCGCGCTCTCTGGAACCGATCTGGAATTATTTTAAAAGTTCCAAAATCGGAAACATAAACGT